ATCTCCGGCTATTCGACATTGTCACGCCGTTTGTCGTCACCTTCGACCTGTTGCAAAAGCGCGACGGGCTGATCGACGAAACCGAGGCGCTCGCGAGCGCGGTCATTGTTGCGCTCGGCACGCACCGCCGCGCCAATCCCGACGATATCTTGCCGACCGACAGCGACGACCGGCGCGGATGGTGGGCCGACGAAAATGCGGACACTCTTTGGAACGGCTGGCCGATCGGCTCGCGGCTATGGTTGCTTGAGCGGCACAAAATTACCGGCTTTGAAGCGCGCCAGGGCTCGAGCCTGGCGCGCGTCGACAGTTATGTGCGCGAGGCGCTGCAACCGTTCATCGCGCAACGCATCGTCTCGCGCGTCGACGTCGAGGTCACGCGCCCCGACGTACAAACGATCGTCGCGCGCATAACGCTCTGGCGCGGGCCGTTGCCGGCGATCCAGTTGCAGTATCAAGCCCTCTGGAACGAGATCGGACAGTAAATGCCCTGGTCGACGCCGAGCCTCGACGACGTCCGCAAGCAAAACCGCGACTATATCACCGCGCGCCTCCACTCGGCGGCAATGGTGCCGAATAGCGTCTTGCGCGTGTTGTCCGACGGCAATGCCGGCCTCGCGTATCTCGTCTTGCTCTACATTGATTGGCTGGCGTTGCAATTATTGCCCGACACCGCCGAGACGGAATGGCTCGACCGTCATGCCGCGATATGGTTGCCGGGCGGTGGCCGCAAGCCGGCGACGTTTGCAACCGGATCGGGCACGGTGACCGGCATCGTCGGCTCGATCGTGCCGCAAGCAACGCAATTGACCGGATCGGTCGGCGGCGTGCTTTACGAGACATTGTCGCAAATCACCGTCGACACCGTCGCGACGCCGGTCGATATCCGCGCCGTCGATCCCGGCATTGCCGGCAATCTCGACGAGGGCTCGAGCCTGTCGTTTGTCAACGCGATCGCCGGCGTCGACGGCGGCGTGACGATCGTCGAAATGAGCGGCGGCGTCGATGCCGAAAGCGACGACGCCTTGCGCGAGCGCGTGCTTTTTCGAATCCAGCAACCGCCAATGGGCGGCGACGCCAGCGATTATGTCGCATGGGCGCTCCAGGTCCCCGGCGTGACGCGCGCCTGGTGCTATCCGAATGAAATGGGAATCGGCACCGTGACCGTGCGCTTTATGTGCGACGACTTGCGCGTCGACCAGGGCGGCTTTCCGACGCAAGACGACGTCGACACCGTGCAAGCCTATCTCGACGAAAAGCGCCCGGTCGCGGTCAAGGAGTGCCATGCGTTTGCGCCGATCCCGTTCCCGATCTCGTTCAAGGTGACCGAGCTCGTCGGCGACGACGCGGCAACGCGCGCGGCGATCGAGCAAGCCGTCATCGACATGCTGTATGCGCGTGCGATCCCAGGGCAAACGATTTTCCGCTCATGGATCGACGAGGCGATATCGAACGCGATCGGCGAGGATCACCACGACCTTATCTATGACGACACGCCCATGCCGGCGCCCGGCTACCTGGCGGTGCTCGGCTCGATCCTTTACGGCTAGGCCATGACGGACAAACACGTCCGCCGTAGCGGCGACGATTACGTCGACGCGCTGGCGGCGCTGTTGCCGACCGGACCGGCCTGGCCGCGCGAATACGATTCTACGTTGATGAAATTGCTCGGCGGCCTCTGCCAAATCTGGGGCTTTGTCGATAGCCGCGCCGCCGATCTTTTAGAAACCGAATCCGACCCGCGCACGACGGTCGAGCTGTTGCCCGATTGGGAACGCGCCTGGGGCTTGCCCGATCCTTGCGTGAAAGCGCCGCAAGGCATCGACGCGCGGCGCCTCGCCTTGCTCGTCAAGATGACGATGCTCGGCGGGCAGAGCCGCGAGTTTTTCGAGGCCGTCGCCGAGGCGCTCGGCTACTCGATCACGATTACCGAATACCTGCCGTATATGTGCGGCGTTTCGTTTTGCGGCGACTCGCGCGGGCCGGTCAACAATCCCGATTCACCGAGCGAGTACCTTTGGCAACTCGGGCCGCCGGAAATCCGGTTCTACTGGACGGTGCATGTCACCGGCTTGCGGACAACGTATTTTCACACCGGCTCGGGCGAGTGCGGCGTCGACCGCTTGCTCGCGATCGGCACCGCCGAGGACCTCGAATGTATCCTCGATCGCTGGAAGCCGGCGCACACCGAAATCGTATTCGACTATTCCGACGTCGGCGGCCTCGATTTCTCGCAAACCTACAATACGAGTTACCTCGCGCTAGGGATCACCTGAATGGACAACAAGCAAATCAAGGACGCCGTCGGCAATATCTTTACATTGCGGATGCGCGACCTCTCGGCGACCGGCGACGGCTCGTTGCAACGCTCGATGATCCTGGCCTCGGCCTATCCGCTCGATTACGGCACCGGCGGCATGTACCAGCATTGCGGCAAGAGCGGCATCATGGCCGCCGGGCTCGCCGCCAATGCGCCGATCTATGCGTTTCATTGGCCGGCGAGCTTGCTCGCGCTCGTCCGTCGCGTGCGTATCAGCGCATGGACGCTCGGCACCGCGTTCACCGCCGGCCTGGCGACCTTTGATCTTTACGCCGCACGCGGATTCACCGTGCAATACGGCGGCGGCAATGTCGCCAACCTTGCCGCCGACGCCGGCCAATTGCGTACGAGCATGGCGCCGTCGCTCGCCGAAATCATGTGGTCGGCGACCGTCGCGCTCACGCCCGGCACGCGCACGCTCGATCCCGATCCGCTCGATAGCCGCACCGTCACCGCGCCGACAACGGGCAACGCGCCGTTTGCCGCGGGCGCTCTCACGTTGTTCGAAAAGCAACAGGGCGAGCATCCGCTCATGCTCGTGCAAAACGAAGGCTTTGTGATTCGCGCCAGCGTGCCGGCAACCGGCACCTGGTCGTTCGCCGTGACGACAGAGTGGGACGAGATCGGCGTTTTCTAAAAGGGCAACCCGAATGAAATATAACCAGCCGTACGATCAACCGTCGTCACCAAACGCGCCGTACGTCGACGGCAATCCCGAGGCGGGGATTCAGGGCTCGATCGTGCCGGCGGCGTCGATCGAATATCCGCAACGCGAGATCGTCGCGGCGATTCAGGCGGCGGGCCTCACCGGCGATAATGCCGACCTGACGCAATTGCTCAAGATGATGAAAATGATGGACGTCTTTAACGTCTTTAAGGCGGGCGTTAATGGCGGTAGCGCGTCGCAATGGTCGGCGGCGATCCCGTCGCTACCGACAATGCCGCCGCCGGCCGGGACAACGATCTGGTTCAAGCCGAATTATGCCTCGGTCGCCGGTGGCGCCGTGTTCTCGGTCAATGGCTCGCCGTTTCATCCGGTCGTGCATGGCGATCTTGCGCCGATCAGCGTCGGCGACGTCGTCCCGACCGGATGGCTACTGTTGTTTTTTGACGGCACCAACTGGCAGATTATCGCCGGCGCCAGCCGCCAGGTCGGCGCCTCGGCGATCCTGCAAGCCAATGTCAATTGGTACGTCAACGGCACGACCGGCAACGACACGACACTCGACGGCACCTCGGCGACGGTGACGAGCGCGACGGTCGGCCCGTTCAAGACGATCCAGCGCGCCGCTAACGAAGTCCTCAAATACAACATGAACGGGTACGATCAATATATTTGGGTCGCCGACGGCACCTATACCGGCCCGGTCAATTTCCAGGCGTTGAACGGCTCGGGTATTGTTTATGTTGTCGGCAATCCGACCTCGCCGCAAAACGTCATGGTTGCGCCCGCCGTCGCCGGCGCAACGCCGTACGATTGTGCATTTATCCAGTTCGACGGCACTTATCACTATAGCGGTTTCCGCCTGACGACCCCGGCGCTCGACGGCATTGCCGTCACCGGCGGCCGCGCGGCGGCGAGCAATCTCCGGTTTGGCGCGTGCGGGCGCTATCATATCGGCACCGGCTATAGCGGCTCGACGCTCGGCCTTTCGCAAGGCACGTTCACGGTCGAGTCGGGCGCCAACGCGATCGCACATATCGGCACGATCCTCGCCGGCCTCTCGACGTTCCCGGCGCAGACTCCGGCGCAATGGCCGGCGCTCAACATTCTCGGCCCGGTGACGTTTTCCGGCGCCTTTATCCAGACGATACAACTCGGCATCGCGCAAATGAAATACGCGACGATGACCGGCGCGGCCAACGTGACCGGCCCGAAATATTCCGCGTCGGGCAACGGCGTTGTCGATTCGATCGGCAGCGGCGCGAGCTATTTCCCCGGTAGCACGGCGGGCGCGCTCGCGACCGGCGGCCAGTACGTCTAGGAGCTCGGGCAGATGCCAGGTCCCGCCTATTACAGCGGCACAATGAATGTCGCCAAGAACGAGGATTGGATCGTCGCCTTTCTGTATTGCTCGGACGACGGCACCGGCACGACGACGCCGATCGACTTGACCGGCTCGACATTGCGCCTGGAAATCCGCAACCATGAAACCGATCATGAGGTGTTCGTCGCGGTGAGCTCCGACGCCGGCGGCGGCATCGAGATCACCGACGCGCCAGGCGGCGCGTTCACCATTATTATCGAGCGCGATCAAATGGTGCGGATGGTTCCCGGCGATTATGTGAGCGACCTCATCCGCGAAATGCCGAACGGTTATAGCGAGCGCATTTTCGAAGGCACCGCGCTCGTCGTCGAGGGCACGACGCGATGACGCAACGGCTCGACCTGACGAGCGGCGCGCCGCGGATCACGCTCATTAAAAACGCCGCCGGCGAAAGCGAGACATTGGCGCTCGCGCCGATTGGTCCGATCGGGCCGGCGGGGCCGCCGGGGCCAATGGGACCGCCCGGCGCACAAGGACCGCAAGGGCCGGGCGGCACGGGTCCGCAAGGCGAGCCGGGGCCGGCGGGGCCGCAAGGCGTCAAGGGCGACACCGGCACGACCGGCCCGCCCGGCACAACCGGGGCAACCGGCCCGCAAGGACCGCAAGGCGTCAAGGGCGACACCGGCGCAACGGGACCGCAAGGCTCGATCGGCCCGCAAGGCGATCCCGGCCCGGCCGGCGCAACCGGCCCGCCGGGTCCGGTGCCCGAGGCGCCGACCGATGGCAAAACCTACGGGCGGAAAAGCTCAGGATGGGTCGACGCCTATGCGTCACCGGCATTGACCGGCAACCCGACCGCGCCGACGCCGACCGCTGGCGATAACGACACCTCGATTGCTACGACGCAATTTGTCACTGCCGCCGTCGCCGCCGGCGGCGCGGCTGGCGCGGTGCGTTACGACGCGGCACAAGCCCTCACCGATCCGCAAGCACAACAGGCGCGGCAGAATATTTACGCCGCGCCGTTCGATGCGATGGCGTTTAGCGGCTTACAGATCAACGGCGGCATGGAGGTCAGTCAGGAACTGGGCGCGGTGGCGACCAGCACCGCCAACCAGTTCGTCTGCGACCTCTATCAGAACTCGTATGGTGGCACGATGGTGACGAGCGCCGCACAAAATGTTTCCGGCGCGATGTTTCCCGGCTTTCCTAATTTTCTCGGCGTTTCCGTCTCCACGGCGCAGGCCTCGATGGGTGCCAGTGATCTGGCTGGCATCACTCACAAAATCGAGGGC